ATGGCTTTCTGATAATATCAGAGAAGCAGATGCAATGGATTGGGAATATGAGATTGAAGACTTTGAAGAATAATCCATAACTGATCAGAAAGGAATTAAAATACCATGAATGCCTTACAATTTAAAAAACTGAAAATCGGAGATCGAATATTAACCTATAATGGTGCGTGTACCACTGTGACTGACATTGACCGTATGGCAGGAAAGTTGACCTGTGGCAACGGACAATGGAGAGATTACCATCGTGTGCGTATGGCGGTTGAAACAGAACTGCTGGTTGAACATAAGAGAGTTCAGGATTACGTACCACCTGATACAGTCATTCTTTCTCGTGCCTTGTTGCTTAAATTGGGCTTCTCAAAAGTATGTATTCTTCGCGCTATAGAAAATTGCGGGCCGGATGGCTTTTTGGGAACCTTGCAGGATCTTTTTGTCAGAACGGAATTTATCTCTATCGAATATGTGCGGAATCTTGTTCCGGTAATGATAAGGGAAGGACTGATACAAAGAAAGGTTGTAAAACGTGGCTTGTTCAGGCTGACTATTAATAAATGATTAAATAATATACTCGTATTATGGGACAGGAAAGCAGACGGAAGTCTTTTGTTTTTTATACTGAATGGAAAGAGGTGTTAGTGGATTATCCACCGGAGGTCAGACTTGAAGTGTACGATGCGGTCATTGAATATGCCGAGTCGGGGACATTGTCGGAGCTGAGACCGTTGGCTAAAATGGCATTCTCCTTTATAAAGAAACAGATAGACTCTAATAAAGACAAATACGACGATATTATAGCAAAAAGAAGTGAGGCTGGCAAGAGAGGTATGGCCAGTCGGTATAATAAGGATGTAACAAAAGATAGCAAAAGTAACAAGTGTTATCACAAAGTAACAAATCTAACAAGTGATAACAAAAGTAACAAGGGCTATCAAAGCGTAACAAACCTAACTATAAATGATTATGAGAATGATAATGATGATGTTTTATTTCAAAAAGAAGAAGAAAAAGTTTTTGGTTCTTCCCCCTTGAAACCCTTGCAGGAATTGTTTGATGAGATGAAGCGGAACGATTCCTGGGCGGAAGGCCTCATCATGAACAAACATCATGAGGGATACAAGGCTTTCAATCAGGAAACATTATCGGACTTTCTGGAAGAATTTTTCCGGAAACTTCAGAATGAGAATTGTACAATGGTCAATCCGGGAGACGAATATAGGCATTTCTCCAATTGGCTGAATAAAAAGCTTGAATGTAAATCCGATGAAAGAACCAAAACAGATAAAAGAACTAATGCCCGGACCGGAGGACAGGACTACAATTACGGTCATGAAATCGATCCCCCACACATCATCAAACTGGGAGGACAGGGGAAAGTATAACTTCCGGATGGGAGACGTAAGGATGATGTTGTCCGATGAGGAAATAGAGAAGTTCTGGAAGCACAGGCTGATACTTTCCATGCGGAAAGTTACTCCTGATTTCATGGTGGACGGTTCAAATTGTCAATTGCTAAGCGAGATATACCAATGGGTATGGCATAAGTCAGATGTGCTGTCCGGAAAGAAAGGAATATTGCTCTATGGTCCGGTGGGAAGCGGGAAGACCACCATCTTGAAAGGACTGCAAGTCTATATGGCACTTATCAACAGACTGGTATACGGTTGTCGCCGTTCCGACATCTGTTTTGAGATGCGTTCGGCCACGGAGATAGCCTTACGTTATTCCTCCCAAGGTACGGAGGCGCTTGACAGATGGACAACAAAAGGCATGGCCGGACACCTGATAATTGACGAGATTGGGCGGGAGGAAAATGCAAAGCATTTCGGTACGTCGTGCAATGTCATACAGACCATCTTGCAGATGCGTTACGAACTTCGGCATGAGATGCTTACATTCGGTACGACAAACATCGACATGGAGGATTTGTCGCAGTTTCGCAACCTATACGGAGATTATGTGTTGGACCGTGTCAAGGAGATGTTCAATATTGTTCACCTTGGCGGCAACAGCCGTCGTAAATGGATATAAAATGGAAAAAGAACTAGAAAAACTACAAAGGCAGCTTGCTATGGCGATAAAGGAACGCCGTTACGCCAGAATGGCCGAGCTGCAACGAAAAATTGCGGCCTTGCAGAATGTTCGTGAACATGTGCCGTTGTCATTTCTTCTACCAAAATTTACACCACAGGAGAGGGATAAGGCGCTGGTGTTGATGCATCAGGTATTCGTATTCGCTGACATGCTTTATGGCGCGGCGCTGGAGTTCGAGGAATATCTTAAAGGATTTGATCGTTCCGTAACCCTTCCCGTAGTGGTCAGGGCGAAGAAGGCTGCGGCAGAGTGCCGGGACATAACCCGGTATGTAGACAGTTTCGGTGATGAGCGTATGAGCGCGTTATTCGGAGAAATGTGTGATGAAATAAGCCTCAACGCACAGAATGTTATTTATCGTTATGTCCGCAAGGAAACAAAAAAACAGGAACCATGAGAAAAAAGATGTTATTATGGGTGATAAGACTCATACGGCTCTTCCACAAGGAGGATCAGTTCATACCGCAGTTGCGCTCCGTGCCGGAAGGCAAGGTGCTGCCGAACAGGCTTTACCGTCATTTCGGACGTATACTTGTATCGCGCGCTAATCCGCAGAAAGTAGAGATGCGTTATTATTATGCGGAGATAGATCCGGCCATGTCCGTACGTCCGAAAGATGATGACTGGAAGGAATGTAGCGAGATACATTATAACGAGCTTATGACAAGAAAGGATGCGGTTACGAAATATGAGCAGACCGGAGCACCGTGCGAACATTGCGCATGTCAGATATATGGTCTTCCATGTCATTGTGCTTTTCCAAGGGGAGCCATGACAGGCTATTTCGAACTGTTGCATTGCAACAAACAGTATTCTAATAATCCAACCATTTAAATAAAAAAGACGACAATGAAAATTAATGTATTCAGGACACAGTGCAAGGAAGGTGCGCGTGTCTTTTTTGACGGGGATATCACCTGTACGGGGACAGTAAGGAAGATTTCAAAGGACGGGAGTCGGGCGCTTGTGTGCTTTGACAACGGGGATGTGTCCTGGAAAGAGTATTTCATGATTGATTTTATTGAGGACTAGCCATGGAGAACAAGAGAAAAAATATTCTGATCCATCCGGATCATATAGAGGATCTGGATAAGAAATACAAGCGGCTGGAGGAAAACAGAAAGGAGCCGGTAAGGACAGGTTATACATCTATATGCCGTCTTCGGAATACCAGACTGCACAGGGACATTCTTTTCAGACGGATGTTTGTCCGTGACAAAATGCCCACCGGAGCTTTTATAATATTTAAAGAACTGGGGAAGGACAGCGTCATGCTCCAGCCATGCAAGCCTGAATGGATGAACCGGACACATATCAATCATGTGGGAGGACGTTTCCTCGGATGTCTTCGCTTCTTTTCCAGCTATGCTGATTTGGATACGACACCGCCAAGCCAGATATTGTATGATCTGAAAATAGATCCGCTGGTAACCTCATACACTTTCCGACTTGAGGAATGGAAAGTGCAGGACGAGCATGACGGTGAGACGGTAGCGTACAAACTGATACCGTTGTTTCCGCTATGAAACTGGCAAACATACCGTCAGATATTAAAAGAACAGCACGGGAACTTAAGATTCCCGTGCTTCAGCATCATATATATGTTAATGGCAGGCATAAGCATGTGACTATAAGTAAAAAATGTGTTCGGAAAGCCGGATTGACGGAAAAATACTCTGTACAGATCGTTGTGCTGGGGGAAGTGAGGGCATATATGATATTCTCTTATGATCCGTTGTGTGAGAACCGTCCCCATCTTCTTTTTCTTCCCTCATCTTGTGAGATTCATAGTCCGTATGTGACACGTGCTTTGCAAAGAATCGGGGGTGGGAATGAGATATGCAGGTTGCGCTTTCATGGGAAGCCGGTTTTTCTGAAAGGCAAGGACGGTACTGTCGTGACCGTTGTGTGGCGGATCTCGACATCTCCGGTAAGGGATATAGCCTCAACTGTTCAGAATATACAGAACAGGAACATGTAAGTTGTTATATTTGTGATGTTTATTATTCATTTTATAAAAAAGAAGTATTATGACGGAGAAACAAATATCTTTCTCGGGACTTAACCTGACACCTTATTCCGATATTTCTCCTGACGGGCAGCTTTCCGCATCTGTCGGGCTGGAGATTCATGACGGCAGTATCAGGCCTTCTGTTCTTGCCGGAGAGAAATATATCCTTCCACAAAGTCATAACTCCGCTAAACTGTTATATATACATTCCGCTACGTCATATTCACATTTTATTTTTCAAGACGGTCTTTCATTATATTGGGCTGATGTGAATAATAAGGGGGAATTGTCACTTACATTGCTGGATGAGTCTATACCTGCCAGTTCATTGTTGTCGGTAGGAAACACGCTTGTCGCCTTTGCTGAGGACGGGATGCATTATTTCTTATGGAAAAATGGGAACTACAAATATTTGGGGCAGAAACCGCCGGAACCTCAAATGTATTTTTCTCTATATTCCAAGGTGGATAGATCGGAAGAGTTCATACTGGTAAATTATAAACAACGTGAGGAAGGTATTGTAAATAATCCCATAGCAGATGAGAACATCCGCAGTGTGAGTACCAAGGCTCATGCGGAAATCAACAAGTACTTGAAGGATCATCAGGAACAAGGGCAGTTTGTCTATCCTTTCTTTGTGAGATATGCTTACCGGCTTTATGACGGTTCCTTTATTATGCAATCAGCACCTATACTTATGCTCCCTAATACAGATGCGGCTCCAGCCATTATTGAGAAAGCTGATGATATCTTTTATGATACTGTTGTTTATGTTTCATCTTTCTGTTCCTATCTCGTATATGCGACTTCACAAGATACAATTTCAAATATTAAGGAATGGGGGGATATTGTCAAAAGTATAGACATATTCATTTCATCACAGCTCTATACACATGATATAAATGCGGAAATTGCATCGGATAGGATAAGTCTTAGTTCGTCTCCAGAGGGTAGAAGCGTGAATTATGGATTCAACACGGACTTCTCGACAAATCCTCCACAGAAATTCAGCGATGCGTATAATCAGAGATATGGTGAGCACTATGGGGTATGGTCTATGGGAACCCGTAATGAATTCAAGGATGAAATAAATGAGGCTTCTCTTTTCTATCATGCCAAATCGCTAAGTCTTGACAGTCTTTCAACCAACTTGGAATACCTGTTCAGTACTGATGAGGGGGATACTACAAACATATTGGGAACATTGGAACTTAGGGAAACATTGACAGATGATTATATGACACACGACACCATCATCCCTGACTTCTCCACGACATATAACAGCCGTCTGCATATTGCAAATGTGAAACGAACTTTTTTCAAAGGATTCAGCCCCATGTGCATATCACAATATCTTTATGGCAGTGAAGAAATTTCAGTCTCTATATACACATATATACATGGGAGCAACGGGGATGTTGTAGTTAAAAGTGATACGGAAGTTTTAGAACAGATACTTCCTGTATATCTGTTTTATCCTGATACGGATGCGTATAAGATGGTCATTGTGGTCGGTTCCATGGTGTTTGAGTATCCTTTGATAGAACATCCGACTTTAAACGGAGCATATTTTTTTGATCTTAACTATGTGCCCACTATAAAGTCAGCCATTCCGTCAGTCACGCCCTTGCAGTCTGAGGAACTGAGCAACAAGATGTTTGTCTCGGAAGTTGGGAACCCGTTTTATTTCCCGTTGAACGGGGTTTATACAATAGGAAATGGCGACATTTATGCGATGTGTCCGGTTACTACAGCCATATCACAGGGACAGTTCGGACAATTCCCCATGCTACTGTTCTGTTCTGACGGAAATTATGCGATGAGCGTCAATTCTGAAGGGTTTTATTCAACCATTTCTCCGATACAGAGAGACGTATGCCTGAATTCCAGATCAATCACACAGATGGATTCGGAAGTGTTGTTCATTTCATCCAGAGGTGTTATGATCACAAATGGGGCTTCCATAGATTGTATATCACAGGCGTTGCAGGGAGTTTTCGAACCTGTGCCGGAAGAAATTGGAACAAATATGGAAATGATTGACAAACCTCCTATTGAACTGATCAAGACAGCCATGATAGCCTATGATTATGCGAACCAGCGGATTATTTTTATGCTGAAGGATATGGATACGTCTTTTGTGCTTTCTCTTCCTGAAAACAGATGGAACACGGCCGTGTTTGGACGTGTCAAATCTGTTGTCAATATATTTCCATATTCGTATGTGCATATTGAAGACAGGATTGTCCGGCTCACAGATATATATGATTATTCCTCCGAGGTGATAAATAAAGGGATTGTTGTTACAAGAGCGTTGAAACTGGATACTTTGCAGTTAAAACGGCTTATGGATATGTCGGTACAAGGCATCTTTTCAGGTAAGCAGAAAATGATACTGTTTGCTTCACAGGATGGAAAGAAATGGTATAAGATAGGGGAAACGCAGGCCAGACGTGTGGGAGCGATAAGAGGAAGGTATTTCAAATACTACCGCATTGCGTTGGAAACAGCACTGACAGCTAAGGAGAACATATCAGGAATACGGCTGATATATGATATCATGCCTGAAAAACGACTAAGATAACGGCTTATGAAACAAAAAGGTAAAGTCTTGACAGTATTCCGTCTTGAGGGAGGAAGCAGACAGGAAGCGCAAAGAGAGGAAATCGGGAATAGCGGAAGAGGGGATGTTGGCCTTCCGTCTTATTTACCGGGAGGAGGTAATGACAGCCAGCCTGTTTTTGATAAGTCAATGGCGGCTGAAAGTTATGCTGATGCAGTTGATATATGCTCGTCAACATTCAATTACCTGTATAATTCCACTTTCTCGGATAAAACTGGATGGGAGTTTTTCAATCTTTCAGATGATGCTTTGGGGGCCTATATGAATTTGTATGAATACCGGAAGTTGCTATATGTTAGCAATGGAGGGGTATCGCAGAAAAACAGCCTCATCAGGAAGCCGGAGAAACATAGGATATTTAATGAGGAGAAAGGAGAACTGACGGAAGAGAACATTTCTATAACTGTTGACTACACGGAAGAATATGATACTTTGTATCTTTCAGTGCGGTTCCTTTGTAAATCCGCAGGTGATCTTACAATTGGTTTCACGGATACACAGGGAGATTATGCGTTGAAGACGAAGCATATTGACCAATCGGAGGAATGGCAGGAATATGAACTTTCTGGAAAATGGACCGGAATTGGTGATTTTTATCTGTCATTTACAGGATTGATAATCGTTGATATCTTGAGGTTGGCGGACAAAGCGTATGATGATCATCGTGAAGAGTTCAGGACATACCAGAGCCAGACCAAGCAGAATCTTGAGCTTATGGTGTCCGCTATAAACGAGTTGAAACGGATGAAATCAGAATATGACAAAAAAATTGAGGAAATATCAAAATCCTTGATCGAGATACGTGGTGAGATACCGGATGTAAGCGGCTTGGAAACCAGTTTGTCCGAACTGGAAAAACGTGTGTCCGCATTGGAAAAAGCCGGTTCCGGAGATGGCACATAGTCCGGTCTTTCGGGACCGGCACCGTATCAACTCCAGTCCGTGGGTCTCCTGCCCATCAGTTTTATTCTTGAACGTAAGGCATCACGCAAACCCTCTATGTCACCGGTAAAGAAATTCGCGTATTCTTTCGCCTTTTCCGGAAGTTGGTTATTAAGGACAGCACTCATTACATAATCCACCATCATACGGTGTGCGCAACTTTTGATGGTTTCTGTCATGCTGATATTGAAACTTGCAGGCATGGAAAGCTTTAATTCATACATGCCGAAGTCACCAAAAAAGTAAGTTACCTCCGCTTTGCCGTCACTGCCTTCTATTTTTATCCTCTCGTTTGATGAAGGGATATACTCAAACTGCCCGGTACCGGTTACTTGACCAAGCACCTTGTCTGTTGATGTGCTTACCGTTACAGATACGTCTGTAATAACTCGGATGATGTAATTTTGTCCGGGTATAAGGCTGTAAGTTCCCAGTGATCCGGATGATATCGTTTCAGTACTTCGGTTCATTTCGTTGATTCTCTCAAGACGGTTGTCGTCTGTGTCCCGACCTGTTATCAGATATCGCTGACAGACACGTTTCACCTCACCGAAAGCCTCCGTCATCGCTCTGGCCACAACTGGCTTTGTGGCCTCATCATCAGGTGTCATTACTTCTGATGCAGTTTCTTCTGTATCTTCGCTCTTTTGTAATGAGCGTCCTATCAGATTGCATTGCACCGCTACATCGTTTACTATCTGCTTTTTCAGCAGGCGTATCCAAATTTCTCTTTCTCTCATGGCTTGTATATTAAAGGATTATTATATCTGTCTCTTAATATAACATCTGGACCGGATGGATTTTCTGTTGTAAGCACATCCATACCTGTGCAACCTATCCCTGTATAAAGGTTGTCTCTATTGCGCTGTTCGTAGTCAGCATTTCCGGACTGGCTCTGTTGCAACTCATAGTCATTATTATTGCGCTGTTCGTAGTCAGCATTTCCGGACTGGCTCTGTTGCAACTCATAGTCATTATTATTACGCTGTTCGTAGTCGGCTTCTGGTACGATGAATTCTGATCGTTGGTTTAGGGCGGATACTATTTTTTTCAAGTATCCGGATGCACTGGTCCTGTATCCTTCACAAAGTTCTTTATCCGTTGTAGGCTCCAGCCATGCGGCTGCAAGATAATGTGAAGCATACAGTCTCATTGCCGTGCGTATCATGTCCGTGATACCTTCATCCATGCGTATGAAGTTTTTGAATTCAATGATAATTTCATTCCCGGAAGAGGTCATGTTTATATCATTACTGTCTTTAATCTTGCGCCGAAGCTCGCCTTCCGCTTCATTTACTGCGGCGGTAAGATAAAGATCCAGTACAGCTTCATTGTCTTCTGTTGCTGCTATATCTGGATAATTACCGCCGGCTTTTCCTGCCCGGGCTGTAAGCGCAATGACATATTTGAATATTTCCGGTTTGTTTATAGATGTTTTCATAAGTCTTAACTGTTGCAAAGTGCATATTCTTTGGTCATTTTCTTATAATTGTCAAAGGCTTTTTCAAATTCTTTCTTCTCATCTATCTTCTGTGAGTTCCATGGAATGAAGGAAGCGATGGATTCGAGTGCGTATTTCCAGTTTCCCTTGAAGCAGATGGCACGGTCGTCTAAATATATGTCGGCTATGGGCTTTCCGGAATTGCTGCCTTTAGGCTGATCCGGGTTTTCGTTTATGTAATCATAAGTGATGTGATTGTCATTCAGGTATTTCTTTAATTTGGAACTGGCGGTGCGTGTTGTGAAAATGATGATTGTGAATCCTTTCTTTTTTAGGACTTCCATGGCACTTTGCACACCATCAATCGGGTCACCGAAGATATCATTACCTTTAAATCCGTCGTATTGTGCTATGACTCCGTCAAAATCCACACATATTGTTTTCTTTTCCATATAAAAAACGATTAATAATACAAATATAATCTCATCTACCGTATCTGCTTTGATATAATGCTGACTGCATTATATACATTCGTCCAGTTCTTATTAAGCTATTTTTGTCGTAAAAGAATAATGAACATGCGCGATAACGAACAAATATCTGACTCCTTGCTTTACGGGCATCGAAAATTCGACGGACAGCGGCGGGCCGAGAGATGGCTGCATGTAGCCTATAATGCATATTGCCGTCTTGCTCCTTTCAGAAAGATGCGTGCCGAATGCAAATCGTATGCCTACGGAAAACAGTATGAGAGACAGATTGTTTACAACGGGCGGCATATAACGAAGGAGCAATATCTTAAGGAGAAGGGTATACCTGCATTGCAGACCAACATATTGGGTAAGATCAAACGGGTCGTACAAGGGCAGTTCAGAATGAACGATACCGCGCCGGTATGCAATGCTGTTGATCCGGAGGAGAAGGAATATGCAGACATTATGTCAGCCTTACTCCGGCAAAACATGAAGCTCAACAGGCGTTCAGAACTGGATGCGCGTACTTTTGAGGAATATCTTATATCCGGTCTGCCTATATATAAAATTTCATGGGCTTATCGTCGTGGAAAACTGGACGTGTTCACTGATTATGTAAATCCGAACTTTGTATTCTTTCCTGACAGTCTTGATTTCAATCTTGCAGACATACGGTTTTGTGGTCTCCTTCATGATCTTGACTTCTCCGAGGTGCTTGCTTTGTTCTCACATTCGGATTCTGATGATATAAAGTTGAAGGAGATATATAACCATTGTCTTGATAATGAATATATCGCCTCGCAGTTCAGCCGTGACACACGCACGTCACAGATTGAATCTACCGATTTCTACTATCCTTCGGAGTTCGGAAAATGCCGTGTTATTGAATTATGGACGAAGGAGAGGCGGAAGGCCTGGTTTTGTAATGATCCCTTGGAGAGTGAGCCTTATTTTGTTCCTTATGATCAGAAAGAGAGCATTAAGGAAATAAACCGTAGCCGTCTTGAACTTAATATAAAACGTAATCCTGATGGATCCCCCATGCTAGATACGGACGGGGCTCCCGTTACATTCATGGATCCGGATAAATATGCGGCTGAGAATCTGATCACTTATGAACGGAGAATCGAGACGTATTGGTATTACCGTTATCTTTCCCCGGACGGATTTGTGCTGGAGGAAGGACAAAGTCCGTATTGGAATGGATCCGAATCTTTCCATCCGTTTGTGTTCAAACCATATCCTTATATTGACGGAGAATTTCATCCGTTCATATCTGAAATTATCCCGTCTCAGGAATATTTCAATTACTACATGGTAGCCCTTGATTTTTATATTCGTAATGCGGCCAAGGGTGTGTTGATGATAGATGAACAGTCCTTGTCTGACAACATGAGTATAGAGGATATAGCGGAGCAGTATGTGAAGAGTAACGGTGTAATATTATATACAAGCAAAAGATCTGGCAATGCCCCTGATACAAAGACCGCATCATCCATCCCGGGAGGATTCGATTATATCATACAACTGTCACGCTCCATGGTGGAGGACGTGTCAGGAGTTCAGGCGGCACTACAAGGTAAATCGGGAAGTTCCGAGAGCGGTGTGCTTTATCAGGCAAAGGCCGCACAGGCCTCATCATCCATACTGGATCTTATAAATACATTCAACTCATTTCTTACTGAAGTGGCATATAAGGTAGTAAAGGTGATGCAATGTTTCTATACAGGTCCGAAAGCGGTCAATGTCGCCGGTGAATCCATTCCCTATAATATGGATACAATGTATGATATTGACATTGATATCTCAATTAGCGAGGATAGCGACAGCCCGGTATATAGGGCATTGACAAACCAGCTTTTAATGGCACAGGCTGAGAAGGGGCTTATACCGTTCAAGGCGGCATTGGAAGCCGGTAATTTCCCGAACTCCAGTAAGATTATAGCGGTACTGGAAAGATATGAGAAGCAGTTACAGGAGCAGCAGGCAGCGCAACAGATGATGTCGTAAGTAGTGATTGGAAATTTTAATATTTCTTATAATGATGGATTATACAACAATTAGACTGGTGGTTGTAAGTATTAAAAGTTAGTATAAATAATAAAGCAATGAGAGATGTAATTTACAATTTTATCAACGAGCACATGATGATACATATTGTGCTTATAGCCTTGTGTATTGCGGCTACAATGGGGGCGATGTTAGTGGATCTTATCACAGGAGTAATGAAAGCCAAGCAACGAGGAGAGGCAAGAACATCCACGGGGTATAAGAAAACAGCCGTCAAGGCGAAGAAGTATTTCACTCCATTTATAGAGTTGTGCTTCATTGATCTGTTATGCTGTGTGGTTATCCCCTTTCCTGTTTTTTCAATGATTTGGACGGGTTACTGCATTTTCTGTGAGTTTAAATCAGTTCGTGAAAAATCATGGGAAAAAGCGGAGTTG